GTGGTTTCTAGCTTCTTACTTCCGTTTGTAAACAGACGAACACCAGCACCATCATCAGCAATAATGCTATTAACCCAAGCTGTATCTGCAGTGTTTCGTGTCTGCAAATTAAGTGCACTTGATGCTCGTATTCGTAGATTACCAGTTCCAGCTTCATCAATGAAACTATTAGTCCCATCATGGTAAATCTGCAAATCAGACCCTGCGCCGAAGATGGCTTTACCATTATCTGCAAAAGTAGCGTTGCCAGTTACGGATATGCCCGTGCTGGTGGTGGCGAGTTTTTCTGAGCCTGCGTGAAATAGATCAACTGATCCGCCACTATTTGCACGAACCATAATGTCGTCAGTTGCGGAGCTTTCTATTTTTACTTGCGCTGCACCACGCAAAAGAAGCTGACCAGCCCCTGTTTCTTGAACATAACTATTCGACCCATCATGGTAAATCTGCAAATCAGACCCTGCGCCGAAGATGGCTTTGTCGTTATCAGCAAATGTTGCATCACCCGTTACACTAATGCCTGTGCTGGTGGTGGCGAACTTAGTAGAGTTATCATATCTGAGCTCTACTTGTGCTTGATTTATAAACTGAGCAAATAATTCAGTCTGGTCATTGTTGTAAAACTGTATTCTATCTCCACCAACAATACGCAAATTCCCAGTAGCTGTCTCCTTGATATAACTATGCGACCCATCATGGTAAATCTGTAGGTCAGACCCTGCGCCGAAGATGGCTTTGTCGTTGTCGCCGAAGGATACATCTGCCGTAGTCGTAAGCCCCGCAAAGGTTGGGCTGTCAGTTGTCGCTACGCCTTGATCCAGTGCCTTAACCGATGCCTCACTGGTCAACTCACTGTCCATCAGTGCGCCAGCGGCTGTTACGTTGGCTGCATCCGTTACGTCTGCGCTTGCTTCAATGCCATCCAGCTTAGTGCCATCAGCGGCAAGGTCACGCCCGTCTACAGTGCCAGTGACGGTGATATTGCCGCCAACGCTAATGTCATTTGAGATGGTTGCATTACCGTCGATCTTATCAATGGCATCATTGATCTTGGTTCTGACCGATGCAAGGCTTTCGCCATTGTTAAAAGTCGCCATAATGCAACCCCTCTATATGTTTATGATACTTGAATAACGCCGTCTGTCGCTGAGAAGTCTAGCGTAAAGCTATCCCCATCGTTTAGCGTCAATGACAAGCCATAGTCATAATAGCCAATCAACGGATCGGCTGGCGTTGCCACAGTATCATTGTAAATGTAAACGTAGCGGAATGGCCCAACATCGCCGCCTGATGCAGTCAGCGTAATGTCGTCTAAAACCAGTTTATATGTGCCGCTTGTTTGCGTGGATGATGATGTTGTCACGTTGCGTGTTGAGCAATTCGTATAAGAAACTTCAGTCACGTTGCCCAAGATGCCATTCCCGTCTGTCGTTGGGTCTGTGCCTTCAGCGGATGGGGCGGTGTTTGACAATGCCACAACGATCTGGTCACTTTCCAAATCCATGTTATGCACTGCGTTCACAACGAAATCGTTGATCTTGTTAAATGTTGCCATTTTGGAACTCCAGATATTTTAAGCATATGCAAGCGCATTCTAGCGCATTTTAAGGTGTTTGCAAAGGTTAGGTTGGTTTAGTTGGCCAAGTCGGGTTGCGTGGGTCTGTGGTGCCTGATGGCAAGTCCCGTAGCTGTTGACGGTAAGTTGCCCATTCTATCTTCTGAGTATCTGTCAAGGGACTGTCAGCGGCTTGCGTCCAATCACATTCGGAAAGCAGAATGTTGCGATATTCGCGGAAGTATATCCATGCCTGATCTATGGCATCCTGTTCACGTTGATCCGCATAGCCATCAACAATTTCACCATTGACTACATGCGTTTCATTCGGCCCCGCCGTACCTTCAATGTATGCTTCACCGTCTTGTAAGTTTAGAGAAATTAAATCCTCATCAACCATCATAGATTGACGGATCATGCCAGTTTCAGTGTTATATATTACGATAGACCTCATCTCTTGACCTCCAAAACTGTAACGCTTTGGTCAAGAACATTTAAAACACTTGCGCCGTTATATACGTTAAATGATGCAATATAAGGTTGATATGTGGCCGTGCCGTTCACTTGATCTCGAAACTCTACTATGTTCCAATAATTAGAAATGCCTCTAAAAATAAAGCTAGAAGGAATATGATATGAGACACCGCCATTAACTGTCTTTTTTATGGCAAACTGATGCGTTATCATTGCTGTATCTGTTTGGCCACCACTTCCACCACCAGTAAGGCCACCAGTCCAACTCGTATAAATGCTAGTAAGAAAGTTAAATCTAATTAAAGCTGGTCTGTTTGTTCTGGTAACAGTAACATTCAATGCAAGGTTGGTGTTTAATGTAGCACCGCCATATGTGGCGTAGTCATAATGATAGTCAGTCGAAACCCTTGCATAAGCAGTCTTCGTGACGGCATCAACAACAATTTCATCTGTATCAACCGCGCTTATAACAAGCTGATTGTTTGCGTTTGTATCAAGCGTAACATTGTCAATTTTAATATGGTCAGCCTCTAACTGACCGCGTATCACTGCCGCATCAAATTCAGCGGTGCCATCTTTGCTTATTCTCCAACCAGTAGAACCAGCCGTGAACACATCGCTTTCAATAGTGTCTGTGATCTGGAAGGCACCATTAACAGTGCCAAACACAATGCTATCAACAGTATTGTTTGTGTTTACTGTAACCGTGTAAGTGACAGTCCATTCCTTTTTCGCCAATGACGTATAGTCAACATTCGTCTGACTGTGGCTCCATCCAGTTTCTAGCGTTGTAAATGTTTTGGTTGATACATCAAATGTAAAGTTAGATGCAGTTGGGGCTGAAGGCGCGGTGGCTTGGATTGTCGTATAATACAAAACACCGCTATAGACTTTTGTATCAACTTGTGTTGGAACGCTTACGGCTGCATCCGTTGTCACTGCACCACTAGCAACTGCCGAACTTACGTTAGCTGGCGTTGATTGATCAATTGCCTCGACCCAATAGTAATATGTTGTGTTTTCGGCCAACCCGCCATCAACGAATTTGTCAGCCGACACAAACGCAAATGCACTGGAAGGCTTGGTATTTGTTGTGTTTCTATAGATATAATATCCGCGTAGATCGTATAATGCTCCACCGCCAACTTGCGTTGTTGGCGCATCCCAATCTAACGTGACACTTTTGGGGCCACCAGTTTTATTTAGGTTTGTTATTGGCGAAGGTGCGATTGTATCACCGCCAACAGTGTGAACAGACGCACTTACATAGGGGCTAAATCGGCCAGTTGTTGTGTATGCCCTAACTCTTATTTCATACTGATCCCCAGACTGAACTGGCCCAATAACAATGGAATTACCAGTTGTCGTTGTTGTGTTATACGATGACGTACCCGTCAAACGCCACTGCACTTCGTAGTTTAAGACGAATGAGTTAGTCCCAGCCGTCCAGCCAACGTCTAATTGCGCGACAAATGTGCCATCACTCTGAACCTCACCAGCATCAGTTACGGCAACATTAGATGGAGTGATGTTTGAACTTGGATTTGTGACGTTACTGTCATTACTAATGATATCTTCAGCGTCACCGTCCCAAGCAAATGCAGTAGATGATGTTTCGCGCAGGGTTAGGTTGATCCGCAAATCACCCGCGTCACTATTGTTTGTCAGTTTCCACCCGACAACCTCAAAGTCCTTCGCGCTCCATCCATATCTTTCATTTGTAATAGATATGATTTCACCAACCTGAACCTCAAACGCGGCCATGCCAAAATCAGCATTGATCGTCATTTGCTCACGCGCACGGAATAGCGTCATCTTAGCCAAACGCTGCGCTGCCCACTTCGACGTAGTGCATGGAAGATCAAGTTCTAACGCCTGTTCTAAGCCGTTATCCTCTGTGATGAATGTGGCTTCTTTTTTCTCAGGATAGTTAGTCGTGATGTAGTCTTGTTCCGCATCAATAAACGTACCCCTGACGGTGTTAAACGTATCCCTGCGACTGTGCTTGGTTTCAAGCGTAATGCCTGATCTGAAGTCATCTAAGGTTAAGGTTTTGACAGGTGATGTATATTCGCCAACGACCAGCCGCCATGCGCCTTGACCCCAGAACAGTGTGCCAGCACAAGCCGTCATCATGTCTGACAGAATAGATGATGGCGTTCTACTTAGGTCAAATACAGCATCAATGTGATAGCGTTCTTCTTGAGGTGGGTTTGATACTGCATAATACTTATCGACTAACTCCCGCGAAGTGTTGGCCGCTGCTGTAAAACTTGTGCTATCAATTTTGCCGCTGTCATCAAGACCATATTTAGATGTGATGTAATCGGCAATAACATTCGCAGCGTTGTTACTGTATTCGGTCTGCCCATTGTAGTAATTATATATCTTTTTACCTTTGATATCGAAGGTGAAAAGCGGGATGCCTTCAGCAAAGACATCTTGGTCATACTCCATGCGTACATACACACAAGCAATGCCTTGACCTCTGAAGTTTGTATCATCACCAGTTTGCTTGTTTTGCCATTCTGGGCCATTTGATAGCGCATTTAGGGTAGTGTAAACATTCTGGTTTGGCGCACCTGTAAATTCTTTAATTAGGATTTTGCTATTACTGTCTGACCCAACCCATTTAGATGTCGTCACATAGTCATTGGCATCACGGGTGATAATTTCGTCGTTGATGTAGAAGTTTTCAAAGCTGTTTATTTCGTGACCCGCAACGCAAATGATCTGGTGCAAGTATTGATTTGTATCACCAGTGCTTTCTAAGTAGGTGACAATGCCACCCTTTCTGATTTGACCATAGACCACTTGTTGCGGTGCCGCCGCATCACGGGTGTTTGTCAATAGCCCGCGACTGCCCGTCATAGCACTGAAATCAGGTTTAGGGGCAAGCGCATTGATAGCCCAAGAAGTTACAGCACCAATCGCAAGGCTTGCACCTATAGTAAACACAACAGCACCAGCGGTGCTTAATCCTAGCGTAGTCGTTGCATAAGTAAATAAAGTGACAGGATCACGCGGAACACGATCCCAATCATTCCAGTGATTAACGGTTAAATCTCCCAAACGGTACTTCATGCTTTGACCCATGCATTTTTGATGTCTTCAATGTAAACAGAAACTACACCAGTTTCGCCTAAAAATATAGCTTTTGCACCTACAGAAATCCCCAATGCCTGTCCTATAACCCATCTGCGCGTTTTGTCTGTTGACACAAGTGCGCCCCTTGGTGGGATACCGTCATACCTTTGCAGTTTTTCGTCTATGCCTTGCTCAAGTGTCTGCGCACCAAATACCTTACGCAATTCATCACGTTTTAGGTACATCCCATTCTTGGTGTATTTGCCGACCCAATCATCTGCCCAACCTTCGCCATACATCGCATGAAATGCATTGTTGGTGAAAGTGAAACAATCATTGACATGCCATTGGAAGGGAACGTCACGCACCTTTTTGATGTATTCGTTCAAGCTGTCAATGTTAGGATGCATCATCTGGATTATTCACCTCGCGGCCCCAGACGATCTGCTTATCCTGAAGCCGCGTTACCCATTTAAAGAATGTGTCTGTTGTCTGACTGTAGCCTTCAGTGTCGATGACTGCCTTGTGACTTTCATGTGTGTATCGTCTAACCTTAGCGCGGTCTAAAGCAATCAGTCTGCTTTCAACGCTCAAGGATATGTTTGACGTTGTTCCTTCATCTTCGATTGTCATCTTATCCATATACCCAGAAAAGACCTCAATCACATCAGAAACACCGTTGATACCCCAATAGATTGTGACAAGCCTTCCTTGGTATGAAGCCTTGATGGCATAACTCACAACGTCACTAGATATGCCTGACAGGCTTATAGTTGCACCCCTCGCTGATAAATCATTTGCTTCTTCTAGGCCGCTGATATTAAGCATGTTGCCCGACCCGATATAAGAATATGCGCCTATAGTCTTATTTCCATATCCCGTCCACAAGCGAAGTGGCCCATATGTGTAAGCATTGTTATTTACATCAGTCCCGCCTGATACTGTCGCAAAATCCAAATCAATAGCGTAAAAAGGCTCAATCTCAGGATTGCCAAGCGCGGACAATATTGACGATGGGATTGTTCTACTCATATCGCCTCAAACGCTCCAAATGTTATGCCGTATATACTGGCCTCATTCACTGACCAGTTTTGCTGATTGCTTGCCAAGCGAAACTTGCCAGTTGTG